TCAATTGCAGCTCTTCCAGCAAATCAGGAGCCGCTGCCATTAGTTTTGCGTTACTTTCGCAAATATCTTTTATGAAGTTAGGGTGTGGGTAAACGTTACCATGCCCAACCCATGCTAAGGAAAAACCACCTACTGATATATTACATGCACCACTATGAGCATAATATTCACCGGCATTCCACTCACCAGGTGTACCTTTAAATTGTTTCATCTCTCTATCTCCGAAAATAAATAAGCTTTAGTATTTCACTGACCGCAGAATTCTGCGTCGTATTCTTCAGTTGCTTGGCGGTGAGCGTCTTTATTTCCGCTTTCATCCGCCAGCAACTCCTCATAACCATCATCCATGAGGTATTCAGCTCGCTCTCTAATCCATTTTGAGCGGTAATTGTTTATCAATCCCATGGGGATGACTCCGGTGGGGTGTTACGGTCGATATTTATCGTAGCCGAATGTTGAATTTTTCAGCTTGGACAGAAAAGAGGCTGGCACTATCACCTCATCTTTCGATATGCATCTGCGGTAGTAATCAGCATTAGGCTTCATTCCTGAAGGCATATTCTCTTCCCAGTCAGGTCGGTCAAGTCGTGATGCAATTCGGCCGGAGCGAGAAGTGATGCAATATCCTTTTCGCTTCAATTCCTCAAGGGTCATATCGGTAGTCTCAGTTAGTTATGTGATGCGGGGTGGGGGTTAGCAATCTGAATATTTGCAGAGTGCCTCAACAATTTTTAGGCAATCACCGTGGTCACTAAAACCATCAATCATCAGATACTCACCTAAATCTTCCAGATGGCTCTGTAACTGCCTGAGCATGTCTTGCTGCCACTCAATGTCGTTTTCTTTTTGAATCTTGATGTCCATCCATCACCTCATAGTGCAGTTACTGTTTATGACAACCACTTGGTTATCGCTTGGAATTAAATATACACTAATGAAGATGGATTGCAAACATTTTTATTGGTTATCTTTTTGGCTTTACTCCGGCATCACGGAGAAGATTTCTATACCTTGCGATTTCAGCATCTATTGATTCAGAATCAGGAAATTGCACTTTTAGCTTTTCATGCGAGCCATCAAGCCAGTCAAGCTTATCTTTCCCGTATGTTTCTACAATAAAATCCCGGTACTCACTACGCATTCCGCTTCCGTATTTGTTGCATTTAACATTGCACTGCTTGTGAATATTTAAAAGGTTAAATCTAAGTTCCTGGCAAGCTCCTCGGCTGCGATAGTGACCAGCAGCATACTGCACAGACCGGCTGACTGTTCCGCACGTACAGCAAGGTTTATCAACATCCCTTACCTGAACCACGTACTGATTAACCAAGTCCTGAAGCTTGTCCAGATGCTTTGGCCTATCCAGTTCATTAAGTCTTTTCCTAGTTTCGCGCCTAGAGGTGGTTAGCTTATTTTTATGCTCTTTGTCCTTTGCCTTGCTTCTCTTTTCTGAAGCATATTCCATTGCATGATCCATTCCGCAGAACCACCCAACTGGCAATTTAACCATTGATTCCTGAGTGAAGTATTCCCTGCACTTCATGCAGCGGCGCTTTGAGTTACTCATTTCCACCTTCGAATTTCTCGAACCAGAAAACGATTGGGGAAGCCGTGACTTGAATCTGCCCAAACCTTTCTGCAGTACGGAAGTTGACGCTGTATAGACGTGCTCTTGAGGCTTGCTGTTCAACCTGCTGGCGAAAACCTTCAAGCGAGTAGCCCCCTTTGAATAAGTTGCATTGCTTACAGGCTGGAGTCATATTTTCCATAACATCCAATGCTTCTCGCTCAGCAACCCTGCTAGTAAACTCAAGCCTTCCATCGTCACTTACTTGCCTGTCAAAGTCGCGCCCTCTGTAAATTGGATCAATGTGATCGGCGTGCCAGCCATTCTCAGGCAACTCACATCCGCAATATGCGCACTTTCCGCCGAATTTTTCCCGCAACTCAGCACGTTGATATTTGGTTAATTTCACCTCAATTCTCCAAAATAATTATCGTATTTAACATCACGCAGTTTCACGCCGTTTTGTGTGGCAAAAGCAATGCTGTATTCGATGAGTGAATTCATTCTTGAAACACCCATCTGCGCGCTTGATTCTCTGATTGCCACCAGCTCCCCTTCCAATCCTGCAACCACTTCACCCTGGTTGCCAGTCGCGATTGCATGACCGGATATCAATAACGCCTTCCATGACTCAAGTGACCGCTTCTTGCCTGCGAATTCTAAATCGTTAGCTAAATCACCACAGAGCGCATGAAAGATTGCATTCTGAGGCAATGTGCGGCTTTGCTGCGAAAACGTCACTACGGTAGGTTTCTGCTCGTTTAATGGCGCCTTGCGAATGTAGTCCAAAATGTTTTTGCGTATTTCTTCCGTTCTCAGGTAAAATTTTGGCTTCTTTCCGCTCATTTCACATTCTTCCGGTAACTTTCCCAATCGAAATTAACCCATATGCCGCCACCCATACGCAGGCGGTCAACCACTCGCTCGGATAACACTTCTGTCAACTGCTTGTCGTCCAGGTTGGTGAGGATTGATGTCGCCTTTCTGGATGACGCCCTGCGGTCAATAATCTGGAACAGTAAAACAGACTCGTTTGTTTTACCGTTCTGAACGCCTACATCGTCGAGAACCAGCAAGTCAACCTTGCAGAACATTTCCATCAGTTGGGATTCGGTAACTGTCGCGCCCTTCTGGTAAGTCTCGCGAAATTTCATCATCATGTCAGGCACGGTGATAACCAGTATCGACTTCCCATGCTCAATAAGCTTGTTGCCGATTGCTGCAGCCAAGTGATTCTTTCCGGTTCCGCATGAGCCGCTAAAAATAAAACCGCCGAAATTCTCAGATGTTTTATTCAGCCATGACTTTGCACGGTGTAGCGCTTTGGCTTGAAGCTCATTGCTGACAACGAAATTATCAAAGCTGCAGTCCATGTGAAGCTCTTGGATGCCGCAGCGCCCCATCATCGACTTAACCTTTGCTGCTCGGTTTTGGTCTGCAACCTCAGCGGAAGATATCCTTCCTTGCTCATCCTGCCACTTGCGCCACTCTTCAGGACTGGCAAATTTTGGCTTTACCCCTTCCGGCATGATGGCCTGTAATTTCTTCAAAGCTTCGAATGCACCCATTAGCTGAACCCTTTTGGTATGTAATCAATCGGCTTGCTCACTCCGTAGATTCCGTTTTGCTTTGTAGATACGGTCTTGGCAGCCTTCAGATAGCCATCGAACTTGCTCGCGCCAAACAACGTAGCTGGCCGGAGGTAGCCACTCATCTTGGCATCGTCTTTCCATTCGGCGTTTTTGAAGTCAATCACCAGTTTCATATCTTCGACTGAATGACCCTGCGATAACCTGCCGTTGATATCCTTCGCATGACTTGCAGTAGTAGCCTTGTATTTCGATCCGGTAACCGAGTTCAGATATTCGATTACTTCGATACAGTCGGGCTTGCTCGACAAGATCTCTTTCTTTTCTGTTCTAGTCTTATCTAATCTAATCTTATCTTGCATGACAGAATCAGATTCCGTCATGATTCCGTCATGATTTTCAGACTTTAACTTATGAATTAATTCCCTCATGGATGGATTGCTTGTCATTGATTTATCTAATCTTTTTGCCATCTTAAAACAACTAATAACATTTTCAGAGCATTCGAATAGCCCAATTTTCACAAAATATTTCATCATTTGTTCTACTTTTTGAAGAGTAGAACCTGTATTTTTCGCTATGATTCTTGCGTCATGCTCTAAATTAAAATTTAAGTTATCAACATCAACCTTTCCGGCAATAAGCTCTATGCAATACCAGTAAAGCCCATACCCTTCCAGCCCATAATCAAGGAGCACATTTTGAAGCTTTGCATCTGCATTTGCGTCAGCATCATGCTTAAACCATTTCATCTTAATTCCTCACTTGATTTCAGATCGGTACTCGGAAAGAATCTTTGTTACTTCTTTGTAGATGTCATCTGGAAAATTAATTGAATTGTTACCAGTGCCAATATTCACTTCGGTATGACAAAGCAATTCACATAACCGACGCGCTTTGACTGCGCTGAATTGAACTGTAGAAGTGGTCACGCGTTTCTTGCCTGATGCTTTGGCCTTCTCAACGTCTTTCTTTAATTCTTCACCTGCTGCATCTCCAAGCTTTTTAACTTTATCCACGGCAACGTGCATAGCAACCTCACCATCTCGTACCATCACCTGAACATCATAGTTAGCCTGATTGAACGCTAACAGTTGATCTACTTTGCTTCGGCTGACGTTGACAAGCTTTGCGATCTCTACTGGCGTAAGATTGAAAGCTGCCAACTCCTTAACCACCAGAGACTCTTCATACGTGTTGAGTTTAAGCTGGCTGTTGCTGTTCATGATGCGAGCTATGCGCTCAATATCATTTCCTTTGAATGGGGTGATAGAAATCCATTCGACTGGCTTGCCTGCTTCAATGCATTTTCCATACTGCGCATGTCTGCGGTGTCCTTCTACAATCTCAACTCCGCCATCATCTCTGGCGATAACTTCCAGCGCCGGAACCTGGCCGCCTTGCATGATGAAGTTGAAAAGACTTTGGTTCTCTTCTTTTGATTTTTCGGTGTCAACCCGTTTGTTGAAACCTTCCTTGATATGGATATCTGCGTAACGAATAAACATGCCGGTATCGGTGCGCTTAATGACGCCAGAAACGCGCATTGCTTTAAATGAGTTTGCCATTTTATTTGTCCTTTTTTGTGTTTTCGATCTTTGATTGAATTACGCCGCGAACCGTTGATGCAATGCTGTTGCCGGTTCTTGCCACCTCCCCTTCAATCCACTTCATTTGATCTTCAGTAAGCAGCAATGGCGCTAGCATTTTCTTGTTTGTTTTCTTAGTGGTCATGTCTTTTCCTCATGTGTTTGATGCTATCAATTATGCCTTTAAGTATTTTAATGTCAATATCGAAAACAATCATTAATGATATTGACATGATATCTTCCAGAGATTATCATTCATCACATCAACAACAACGAGGAATACACAAAATGAATGAAGAACAAAAAGAACTAGCCTTGTGGCTGTTCCAATCAATCACTCCTACAGCTCTGCGCATTGCGATCACTTCATGCATTCGCGACAAGGTTGAGTTTGATTCATCAATCGTCAGTGCTTTTGAAAATGACAATGAGTTTCAGGATAAGGTGCAGGAGTTTGCTTTCGAAGCTGCTCAGGCTATCGCTAAGGCTGATTTTGAGATGAGAGGTAAGAAATGAGCGAATTAACAGTTATCGAGATTAAACCGGAACAGGCTCCGGCGCTCTACGTTGCTAACGGGCTGGATCACTTCCTCGCCCAGATACGTGAGTATGCGAAAGAAACGCCTGACGTCACCACACAGAAGGGTCGTGACCGCATCGGCTCTCTGGCTCGCGCAGTTGGCTCAAGCAAGAAGACCATCGAAGATCCCGGCAGAGCGTACTTGAGACACCTGAAAGAAGCCGTGAAGCCAGCAGAAGATGAGCTGCGCCGGTTCACCCGCGAATGCGATGCAATCCGTGATGCAATCTTACTGCCTCGTGCCGAGTGGGACGCTGAGCAAGCACGACTAAAGGCAGAAACTGAGGCTAAGGCAGCGGAAGAAGCCTACAACGCAATGCGTGACGAAGCAGACAAAGACAATGCTGCTTTCGACAAGGCAAAAGCCAAAGAGCTCGCCATGCAAATAGAGGCGGCACATGCAACCGCCCTACTGGATAACTATGAGTACGACCGCGACATTGCAGAGAAAAAAGCTGAGGCAGAACGCCTGCGCATTGCTCACGAAGAGGAGCTAAAGCGTCAGGCGGCAGAGCAGGCACGAATCGAAGCAGAAGTCACCGCTCAGCGTGAACGTGATGCGGCAATGCAGCGCGAATCCGACCTGAAAGCTCAGGCTGCACTGGCTGAAGCCAACCGCATTGCAGCCGATAAAAAAGCCGAGCAAGACCGAATTGATGCTGCTGCAAAAGCAGAACGTGAGAAGCAAGAGGCTATCGCCGCTGAGCAACTTAAAGCCAAGCAGGAAGCTGACCGCATCCAGCGCGAAGCCAAGCAGAAAGAAGATGCTCGTCTGGCAGAAGAAAAACGCATCGCTGACGAAGCCGCTGCCCGCGCTGCAAATATCGAGCATCAGAAAGCAATCAACAACCAAGTAATCGCCATCCTTACCAAAGCGGGTATCTCGCAGGAATGCGCAAAAGAATGCGTGATTGCCATCGTGAAAAATCAGAATGCTTCCGCCGCATCTGGCATGCCAGTTCCCGTACAAATCAATTACTAATTAAGTTGGAGAGATCGGCATGAACCAATTACTGGTAAATCAGGTTCACGAAATAATAAATCCACTGAAGGCTGACTTCGAGCAGGTCTGCTCTGAACCAAGCCTGACATTCAGGCGCGAGTCAGAGTTTGCGATGCAGATATTCGCGAACAATGACTATCTGGCAGGCGTTGCAGCAAAGAATGGCGTGTCGACTCGTAGCGCGATCATGAACATTGCAGCGATTGGCATTTCACTCAATCCAGCGCAGAAACTCGCGTATTTAGTGCCACGAAAAGGCGCCATCTGTCTGGACATCAGCTATATGGGGCTGATGCATATTGCCCAGCAGTCAGGCGCAATCAAATGGTGCCAGTCGGCAATTGTCAGAAAGAATGACCGCTTCATGCGAACCAGCATTGACCGGCCACCAACTCACGAATTCAATGAGTTTGACACCATTGAGCAGCGCGGTGATGTGGTCGGTGCTTACACAGTAGTTAAAACGGACGAAGGTGATTACCTGACCCACACCATGCGGGCTGAAGATATATTCTCAATTCGTGACAGGTCAGAGGCATGGAAGAAATACCTTACAGATAACACCAAACGCTGCCCCTGGGTAACAGACGAAGAGCAGATGATACTTAAAACAGTAGTAAAACAAGCCGCAAAATGCTGGCCTCGGCGTGAGCGTCTTGACGCAGCTGTTGATTACGTGAATACAGAGGGTGGAGAGGGGATTAACTTCAATCAGGAAAGAACGCAGGAAAAGGACATCACGCCGATTACCAAAGAACAATCAGACCGCATTAACGACATCCTTATTTCAGTAAATTCTACATTTGACATTCTGAAAAAAGCCTGTCTTAGCATGACTGGGCGCAACGTAGAAAATCAGTCAGAACTTACTTCAACAGAGGCTGCAAGACTCATCTCCAGCCTTGAGAGAAAATTGGCTAACAAAACTGGTGGTGATAAAGATGCTGCATAACGATATAGCCTCAAAAATACTCGGTTTCGATGTTTCTGCCATATCGCAGGGAAGTGATGAATGGAAAAAGTGCCGACTGGCATGCATTACTGCTTCTCGTGTCGACGACATCCTGACTGAGCCAAAAGCCAAAAAGGATAAGGACGCGGGACTACTGTCAGGGATGGCAGAAACCTACATGAACGAGCTGATCGCCGAGGTTTGTACCGGCGCAATTCCTGATGAAATACCTGCCCGCCCTCTGCTGTGGGGGAAAAAGCACGAAGAAGCGGCCCGACTTCTGTTTGAGTTTGAGAATGAAGTTACAACTACCCTGCCGCCAATCTTCTACAAAGATGAAACCATGCGTTGTGCATGCTCTCCAGATGGGATGTGTAGCGACGGCCGCGGCCTTGAGCTTAAGTCACCATACACGTCAGCACAGTACGTAAAGTTTCGCCTTGGTGGCATTGAAGCGGTAAAAAAGGAGTATATGGCTCAGGTGCAATACTCTATGTGGGTATCAGGCTGTGATGAGTGGTGGTTTAGCAATTACGACCCACGCATGCGTCGTGAAAATATGCATTCTATCATCATCAAAAAAGACAACGAATTTCATGATGCTTTCGAGACTAAAATCCCAAACTTCATTACGAAAATGGATGAGTCACTTGATGTGATGGGGTTCAAATTCTTCGACCAGTGGGGAATGTGACTATGGCACAGCAACTATGGGAAAAATACGAGTTTGACTTCATCAAAGAGGTCGCCGGAGTAATGTCACGCGCCGAGATAGCGGAAAAGCTGGAAAGGACTCCAGCAGCGGTTGCAGTTCAGGCGCATAGGCTTGGGGTGTCGCTTGGCATGCTAAGGTGCAACAGGATGTGGGAGGCAAGTGAGTTGGCTTTGTTTGGCACCCACACCGACCATGAAATCAAAGATATCACCGGCAGGACTTTGCAGGCAGTCCAGTCAAAGCGATATGAGATTAATGGTAAGAGAGTGAAAAAATGACATCACACACGAAGCTTGAGAAAAGAATGTTATGGGTTATTTTTGCCATGGCTTGCTTAATATTCTTGTCAGTGTCTGGGTTATTAATTAAAACATTTTTTTGCTGATATGTGAGGTGCGCTATGGACGCAAAAACAAACAACATCGTTAAAAACGTCGCCAAGAAAGTGAATGAGCAAATTAAGAAGCTGAGAGCAGATAACCCTAAAGTAGATTTAGATGATGTTTGCCGTAGCGCGCTGGATATGTACTACCCGCAGATTGAGCCTTTAGGAATCAAGCGCCACTATCTCGCCTGGCATGTTGGAGTGCTGAATGGAGTGTTCGAAGATCGATAGCAATAAAAAAGCCACCTCAGTGGGTGGCTTGTCTTTATAACTCTTTCTTAACCTTGTCGAGAAAATCGTTAATCGCCTTAGCTTCATCATCTGAAAGGTTCTTGTTGTATGCGTGGTTCAAATCACCGGCTATACAGCGCATTCTGTAGCGGCTTAAGTCTGTTCCATTGTAGATGTGTGTAGTCTTGATGCCAAGCTTCACAGCGCGCCGCAGTCGCTCAATGGTGGCGTTGTTTTTATCTTCATTCATAACGTTATCCTTGATGATTTCCATGGATGCACTATACAAACAAAAAAGATTTACTTCAAACAAATAAAAATATTGCGCAATATCACGCAAGGTGTATAGTTAGTTCAATGCAGCACGGTGCTAACACGCGAGGATATAAAAATGCTACTTATAGTAATCTACCTAATCGGACTTGTCGCATCAGTTCAGTTGTACTGGTTGGTTACTCGACAGACACGCAAGCAAGACAGGCCACCAGCCGCATTTGCATGGCTAATTACGTTGCTCTGGCCTCTTACCATGCTGGTGTTTGTTTTCGATAAGTTAATGAGTAAAACTTTTGGAGAATAATGATGATTAACCAAAACGCATTACGCGCAGCACAAACAAAAGCTGTCATTGCTCGCTTCATTGGCGATGGCGAGATGTGGCAACAGGCTCGCGAGCAGGCTCAGGCTGCATGCGGATATCCGCTGCATAAGGTTAGTAAAAATGCTCATCAAGTCTAGTCTCTCAAAAGAGATGATCAGCAACACTCTTGATGCGATTGAATGCGCACTGATTGGTCAACCACATATGTTAATCGTAACGCCAGAGCAGCGCAGACTGCGGCTGATTGGTCACCGTACCGCGTTCTATCCAAAACAACCGGCCGCCGTATCTGAGCAGCCAATAAAAGAAAATAACATGGGTTACGGCGAAGGCCGTTACATGGGGGATTAAGTAATGACAGTAAAACGCTATACACCAACACAGTGCTGCGAGCATGACGGCACATACGTCACTTACTCTGACTATCAGAAGCTGGTGGCTGAGAATGTGGCCATGCGCAATGCATTAAGCGGCGTGATGACTCATTGTCCTATCAATGACCCTGACATCGATAAGGCGTGCGCTGCAATGATTTGCAATGACGCGCTGCAATCAACACTAGCCACCGACGCCGCTATCGCTGAGATTGAGAAAAGAGCCATCCCTCCATATGTTGTTTCCATTATTGATAGCGGTGAGCTTGAGTCAATCTGCTGGCAATCCCCTCACTCCGAATCTGAACATGCCAGATTGGCAATTTACAATTGGCGTCAGCAGCGTGAAAAGGTTGTTAACAACATAATTTATTCTATGGCTGGTAGTGGCAGTAAAGCTGCTCGCCGCGCCGCAAATCTGCGCGCTGGGAGGAAGGGATGAGCAAGGATAAGCAATTTATAGCAGATATGATCCGTTGTAGAGGAATTGACTTTGCCAGAATCGGCATGATGGTGGAGGTATATGGTGACCTCGGAACTATTGTCGGAATGAACGGAAGCGTCAACCTCGATGTGGTATTCACCAATCAACTTAAGTACGGGAAGTATAAGCACAACTGCCATCCGACATGCGAGGTTAAGTATTTTAATGCTGATGGGGAAGTAATTGCTGAATACACGTCAAAGCCGGTGAAGGAGCAACCTCATGACTGATGCAACAGATATCAAGGCACTTAAAATTAATACATATTCAGTAAATAGTAATGACGCATGGCCGCAATGCGCAGATGACGACCGCACTGGTTCGTACGTTAAATGGGAGGATTTAGTTAAGCTTCTCAGCGATCAACGTCAGGGCAATGAGCCTGAGACTGGATTTGACAGCCTTAAAAATTTGAAGTTTGTAGCCGACTGCTGCATTGAAAATCCTGACTCCATCTATACATCCGAGTTCTTTCTGTTGCTTGATGAGATGTTTGGTAAGCAAGGTGATTACTCAATGCCGGTTCAGGCTGTGGCTGCATCGCATCTGATTGGGCTTCTCGAAGCAGAACGCCAGCGGGCTGATAAAGCAGAAAGTAACTACTCGGACGAAGCTGACGCACGTAAACAGGTTGAACAAAACTATGTGCGACTTGAGGCAGAAATCGCAGCGCTGAAATCCAGGCTGGCTAATCCGGTGGTGCTGCCTGTGGAGATAATCAGCGGGGGTTGCATCCTGTGCGGGAAATCACATGCAGACGGCATGCAGTGCCCAATGCTTCAAGTTACAGGAAAGAAGGTAAAACCATGAACAACCTAAGCATTGAAGAGCTGAAAGACGTGGTTGCAAACGCTAAGACATCACTTGAACAGTATCTCGCGCTGGAACTAATCGCCATCCGTGAGCTGAAAGGCGATCAAGTGCCGGTGGCTCAGATAGTGATATCGAAGAACTGGCCGGACATAGGTCGCAAGGTTATCGATTACTACCTTGAAAAAATACAGCATCTACCTGTGGGCACTGAGCTATTCACCGCCCCGCAAAAGCCGGTCGAGGATTATTTTTCATCACTGGTTGCAATGGGGAAAATTGCCGCAGAAAAAGCGATGCGCAAATACCCGCAGCCGAATTACGTACTTCTGAAAGTGGCCGAAGAAGCAGGGGAGGTTGTGCAGGCCGCTGTTCATTACGCGGAAAATAGGATGACGTGGGTAGAGTTGGAAGGTGAGGTTATTCAACTTATCGCCATGCTAAACCGCTTGATGGTCGAGGGTGACCAGGTAAACGGTGTCAAGCCACCGCAAGCAATCGAGGCCGCTGGCGGTGTCGTGAAGGAGTCAGATAAGTGTCACCCCAGCCTGATGGAGTCAGTAACTGTTCCTCACAATGTCATCGGTAGCTATGAAGATGCCAGTGGAGGCAGGAGCGACATTGTCACGCTGAGCGATAAGCGAGAAATGAAGGACATGAGCAGCATCATGAAGGATGGTGAGTGATATGTCAGGCTACATGTCGATTGCTGTTCTCCTAATAGGTCTGGTTTTATTTGTTGTCAGCATAGTCTTTAGAGGTGATTAATATGACACAAAAACGTTACAACAACCGATTCATCGGGCGCGTGCATCTCGGTGCAAAACTGGTCAGTGTCGGCACTTTCGATAGCAGACCACGCGCATTAATCGCAGAGAAATTGGCAAGGTACTGGTATAAGCATGGCTATGTTGTTCCAGTACAGCCAGTTATGGTGGATGCAATATGAACAGCAGAGAACGAATCGTTAATGATGCAGTTTTCAATGTTTCTGCTTTGATGAAGTCGATTGGTGCAACGCAGGAAATGGAAGATGCGATCATTGAAAGTGTGAAGATCATAGTATATGCCGCTTACATGGATGGGCGCATAGATAAGGCAATAGAAATATCAAATATACGAGGTACAAAATGAGCAAGGTTAGCATTGAATATCTGCACGACCCTGAGTATCGCAAGCAACAGGCAGTGACAAACTATAATGAATCAGCACCATACATCCTGGCATTCTTTGCTGGCCATCATGCATCTGTAGCCATAAAGAACTACAAAGATACTTCAGCGCCGTTTTCTGGTGAGTATCTGAAGGCATTCAATAAAGGTTTTGATGAAGGGAGTAAAGCACGATGAGCGACTATTTGAATAACCTTCCTGCTACTGGTAACGCTGAGCTTTCTGCGCGCAAGCGCATCAAAGAGCCAACAAAAGCAGATGTGATCGGACGTAATAGTTTCCCAAACGTTAACGAAAACAAACACCTTGATCGTATGTTTGGCAAGTCAGGTGGAAAATAATGCAGTGGGTATTGCTTGTTATGCTCATCTCATCAAACGGCCACATGGAATATCACGACCCTATGGTATTTTATGGCAAGAAAGCGTGCCGTGATGCTCAGTCAGCAATAGCAGAAATGGCCCCTGATAACGCCACAGTAACCGTCATTACCAAATGCATCATCAGAGGCAGCAATAAAGAATAAAGCCCCGCGAGGGGCTTTGTTTCTAACTTCCCATAGCGTAGAAGTTGACTCTTACTGTGGCACCAGAACCACTGCCAACAAATACACCAGTAAAGCCATTAACTGTTTTGGTAGTTATAACCACTGGGTTTGTCGTTGATGCGGAGTCGCCATTGCACGCCACAACTGTCAGATTATTATTTGGGAATGGCGCGCTAAATGTTACTCCAAAAGCACCACCAGCACTTGTAGTTATGACTGCTGATCCTGCCTTCATTACCGTTCCATCAGTTAACGATGTTGATAACTGCCCAGCAGAGTTATATGAATTCTGTGTATTAGTTGCAGCCTGTGTAGATAGGTTTGCATACAGGGCGCCTGTGTTTACGCATTTGTTAAGGTACTGAGAACAATTATAAGAAGTTCCAGTAAATATAATGCACGTGCTGCCAGTGCGAATGTCAAAGGTGTTGTTAGTGCAAGTAATGCCATAACTTGCTCCTACAACATTAATTCCATTTAGATCTGCTGCTGGTCTCTGTTCTATATAGTTATTAGTTATTGTCCCCCTTGATACATCAGTTAGGTTAATTGCAGTTCCCAATGACGCCGAGTCTGGACGATGCAGCAGTGTGCATGAATCAATAGTAATAGCACTAATATGATTCATATCGAAACCAACATCAAAAAACTCAACCTGAGTCTTTGAAATATTTGCTTGTGGCGGGCTATATGCTGGGTTGGTTGCATTTTGAGCGGTTATTTTAATGCCATATGTACACATGGCATTGCATCCGTCCATAACAATCCCTTCAATACCTGCAACATGAACGCTGTCAAAAAACATGCCATAACCAACATACGAACATGCTACGTTAACTAATCTTGGTACTAAAGACATGAAGTTTAACGATTCTACATAAATACCAGAAGAAACAAGATTAAAGTTAGCGCGACTTCCATCAACACCATAAAAAACTAAATCTTGAAACAGTGGGGCATTGGTGTCAATAGCGCGTACCATGCCGCCGCCAAAGTAACCATTAGACGCCGTGCCTAGCAAACCATCTCCATAGGCGATCATGTCGTAAACACATAATGAATTTGGTGTGTTGCCATTAGCTTTAGCATATATAGCGGCTGATGAATTTACTAATTTCGTATTCAGTGACATTCCGCCAATGGATAAAGTATTAAACGGAATAGTATCACCAAATGAAAACCCATGGCTTAATGCAGTAGATGCCCATACAAACGTAGTAACAGATCTGCCATCTCCTTGAATGATCATTGTGGCATTGGCTGTATTAACTTTAATGCTGTTAGTTAGGAGGTAGCGACCTGCTGTAATGATGAGTACGCGCCCCAAACCGCTACCACCAACCCATGTAAATGCAGCCTGAATAGCTCCAGTATCATCTGTAATGCCATCACCAACCGCACCAAAATCTTTTACAGACATGGATTCCATGTTTTTATCATTCTGTGATCTTGATATGCCACCAGATGAAGGTTGCATAACTTTAATGTTGCTATCGTCAACAAGATAACCATATCCTGAAGTTATAAGATTAGTGCGAAGCGTCACATCTCCTATAGGTTTCCATGCAGAATCAGACACACCACCCGTCCCTGCAGGAGTTGATGCGGCTGGGATTACTTTAGGGAGCGATCCCTTCCAATAGTAATAATTACCATCACCGCCAGACGCAATAGGCCACAGAACAGCTATATCAGCATCGTTAACACCTAACGTACCGCCAGTAGTAAAGGTAAATGATGCAGGCCTGAAACCAGCATCACGCAAAACGGCAGGCATTGTTTTTTGCACCTGACCAGTTACCTGGTTAGTTGCATAGTCAATGCTAGCACCACCAGCAACTCCGCCCTGAAGGCCAGTGATAACCTCTGCTTCAAAAAGTTGATGTAACTTAGCAATTCTTAAATCTTCAAGTGAAATTACATCACCGCATCCGCTAGACATATTTATTCCTCTTAAGCGAAACCGCTATCAAACCCATTGGAAAATGCCGAGCCGAAAGGCGCAACACCATCATAAGCGTAGTAATCATCTGTATAGTTATAGCCAGTTATTTTTACAGTCCTGTCACTCCCAGGCTCAACTGTTGAGACAACTACCATCTGAGCATTATGCCTTTCTTCATTGCCGAATGAAAATTCAGTCTTCAGCGCACTGTTCCCGACATAAATAGCTTCTTGCGGCGCTGATGTCATAATCACCGTTCTATCATTATGACCACGAACCACACCAACACTTTGCACTGACCCATCACGTTTTTTGAGGATTAATGAGTGATCATCTCCATCAACAAATTGCACATTTTGTGATAGAACTAAGGTGAGTCCATCAACCGCGACTACATAACCATCGAAAGGAGAAACACGCGAACCTTTTACAACGCTAATAGCCCTGCCTGGACGCGCAAATATCCCCTCCTCCATCGCAGTGAACTCAATCGCAACTCTGTTGAGTGTGTTACGCTGATAGCGACGATAGGCAGCCCAATAGGCTTGCTGATAGTTTCTGATCCCTTTTGAATCGTATGTATCAGTTTTAAGGCCTCCATCAGCAGGTATTGTGATAGTCTCTTTGATGTTGGTGTCAGGATCGATATAGCTGAATTTCAAAGAATCATAACGATCTTTAGTATTAAAGTTCCTCGTCCACTTCTCGCCCGTGGCCTTACTGCGATGAGTAAATACCATCTCAGGGCCTATGCGTGGCCTGTCAAAATCGAGCAATACTGCGCTACCTTCACGGTATGACTTACAAAATATTGCATCTGAAATAATGCTGATAATGTCTTGCATGGTTGCATCGTATGAATCAAACGTGTAACAGAACTGTCCAGCAAGATCTGAACCAAAATACTCTTCAATCTCATTCTGTACGGCTATAAGTTTGTCCATGTTAGATGTTGTTAAATTAAGGTTGCCGCAAACAGGATCTCTCAGAAGCCTGATTAGTGATTGTATTGCCTTATTATTGGTTGTTAATGATGTATCAAACACGCCATTCCCAAGATATTTATAAATCATCTCAGTAACGATGAGCGCCAGTTTTGGTGCTTTTATTGATGTCGCTCTCGGAGTCTGTCTGCGGGCGGTATGAATTGTGGTCCTGTCACCATAATCATGGGTGGTGTCTTGAGTTTGCCCATAAAGATTATCAAATGTAACATCGTCAACAACCTGTCCGTTGAATGATAGATCCTTATCTGTAACGCGGCGTGCCCTTGCTCTGAAATAAGTTTCATTTGGCAATTCGCCTACTATTGTCACGCCTGTCTGATCTGAGGATCTGCCAGACACCGTTCCAAATGCAGAGTATACAGGTCCGACAGGATTTGAACTTTCATCCATTGCCTGGTACTGAAGTTCAATGGTTACCGCGGCTTTAACCTTTCTATTCCCGTTGTCCTTATACATGCCACTGCTTGCGCCGAAGTTACCTACTACGCGCTGAGTCTTTGTGGCACTAACTGAAAACCAGTCTGTATAACTCAATGGAACCGGATCTGCTGGGCCAATGGTTGAATTGTCAGATGATTGCACTGGGTAGGTTACCGAACCCATCTCAGCCCATTCAGTGCTATTTCCTGACACGTCCAAAACCAAATCTACACTGCTGACGCTTACGACTGGATACGTTCCACTAAGAATTGCCTCAGTTCCACTCCCTGGAGTGTCACATACGATGCCAGTTAAAACCGCCAGGCTTCCTACCCGGATATAGTCATCGTAGCCAGAGTCCCCAGTGGGATCGCTGATAGTTCCTAGCATCAATGCGGAATTAAAGCTGGCAGTAGAAGAATCGCCTACGTTAACCGCAAGGTCATTAGCTGCCTTAAGCTCAGCACCATCTACCTCGTTGGATGCTAGCGTGATGTAAAGACCTTCAGTTATTACATCCCCAATCTGGAGTTGTGGCGCATCCCCGCTATTTGGGGATGTGTAAGGGCTATATACGGCGGCAGATGAACCTGTAATCTCACTGAGTAAAGTGTCGCCATCAGTGATGCCACTTGCTGGGGTATAAAGCGGCCCTCTGCCAACGTCATAGAACCCATATTCAATAACATCACCTGATGCATTGTATTTTTTATAAGTTGTCATCAGGTCATTAGGAATGCTTTGTACTGTGCCACAAATATCATAGCTGCGTTCATATGGGCGCGCTTTGTTTGTGCGATCTGTAAGGCTGTTATTTGGACTGCTGCCTTGCGAATTACTGGCAATGCCTGATGTGGCAGCCTGCGGGCTAATAAGCTTCATGATCTGCTTTGTGACGCCTAGCGGGTCGATGAATAACTTAAATGCAAAGCTATTTGTCAGGCCTCCGCCAACGGATTCGACAACAAAGAATTCTGCGTTTTCTTTTAGCGCCTCAAAATCTTCAGTAACATCATTGTCATCGCCGATTTCTTCAATAAAAATCTGGAATGGAGTTCCATCTGGAATGTGCGCAATGACAAACTCCATTGGAGACATGCGGTATTTTTTGCGGTCGAAACCGCCTTCGGCATTACGTGCCAGGTGGTGGACTATCGGCAAGGTAAAATCCTCTTATCGCCAGAACTCTATGTTGGGATATCTCTTAATAATATCACTTAGTTGTTCAAGCTTAACCTGTTTCGCGGCACGCTCACAGTGACTCACGCAACCATCATAGTAAACGCCTGAATGCCAGACTATTCTTCCTGCGTGTCTGATACCCATGAGCACGGCGTCGTAGTTTTGCGGATCATCCACCTTCACAAGTCCTTTGCTATCAGCATGACCTGAATCAAACATTTCATCCGCCTTTGCCGGGCTGATAACATCAAATTCTGGCGTCTCTATTCCGGCATCTGCACGCACATTCCTGACGTGATGCCAGCAATTACGCTTACGGAAGTCATACGGCAGGCCAGTATAATCATTAATATTCATGCCGCCAGTATCCCGCGCAGAAGTGGAATGACCTGAGGTGTCATTAGGATGCCAGTCTGGCGCTCATTCAGGCGTGGCACGCCTACATCAGCAGTAAACACGCCCTTACTCTGAGATAGTGATTGCAGGTCATATGTGACTGGTCCGCGCGCAGGATAGCTGAGATCGGTGCTTACGAATGACCTGAATATAAATACTGGCGACTCTTCGTTGCCAAGCGGTATTTTATCCATTGCATCATCAAGCTCGTTTCCGATATCAGGGAGAGTGAATGATGCTTGCTGATCTGTATCATTGTTGTTACCTCCCTCCTGAATCTCCATTGGAACACCAATGAATGTAACCACCTCTCCAGTCTCAAGAGTAGCAGTCAGGTCAGTGGTTCCGATAACCAAAAGATATCTTTGAGGCAGCAGCGAGTGCGTTATTTCTACCGTCTCAAAGTCCATCTGCCCTTCAGGGTTGGAGGCAAGTTTTAATTTGTATGCTGCTATTACGCTGTCTTCACTCATACCAATCCCTTATACATTGAAATCAATGCGCGTGATAAATTTAGAACCCCATGCCGCATTTGCCTGAGGGATTGGCGCGTAATCACTCACCGCCGCTACATTCACAACTGAAGCATCTGAATAGGTTATGTCAATGCTTGTTGCACCATTCATGAAGACGCTAGCTGATGCGGCGGGCCTTGTTGATACTGCTGCGCCGATAGATGGAATATAGCTTGTAGCCTTGCTCCCTTTCTCTGCTTGAGCAGCCCAAAACTCTATTCCGCTGTTTCCATCGCCGGCCCATGCTACGGAACGCACGCTTGAAATAGATGGAACAATGCCAATAGCAAACGTCTTGCTTGCTGCGGTTCCGGTTATGGGTATTGACGCCTGACACAAAACCCAGCCGTTACCAACGGAAGTAGCTTTGGCATCAAATGCGCTTGGGTTACCCAATGAAAGCGTAGTTAGATCAAAGTTTATATAACCGGTGTTTATTCCCGTGGCTCCTGCCGCCCAGACAAACTGGAGTATGTTATAACCCGAGGCTTTAGCGAATACGCTAAAAGACCATGTCTCGCCAGCGTTTAATGTTGCCTGAACATTCTGTCCGATTTGACGTGAAGATGAGCCAGATGAAAGCGGCGTGATCTTGAGTCCACTTCCTGAACCTGAAGGTGATGAGCTTCCTGCGCCCCTTGAAGTTGTTGTCCCTGCCCAGTTTGCTGTGTTTGTAAAATCTTGGCTGTAAAATAATGAATTTTCAGCCGATGATTCAGGCGCAACCCTGCCAACAGCCATTCCGCCAACAAACTGCAAAGGCCATTCATTCACCGCTGATGCAGCAAGCAACCCTGCGTTATTCAGATAGTTAATAGAAGGGCCTGAATATACGATACGCCCATCCAAATCTTGTGCCTGCATATTGATTGGCGGATAACCAGCCGGACCTTCATCACTCCAGATACGCGGAAATGTAGTTTCATACACGCCATATGTTTTCAGAAATGATGCCAGGCAGTCCCCATAGCACCCAAATAAATCAGGGAGGTTCGCCGTAAGGCAGGTATCCTCCTGAATTGCTGTGCGCTCGGCTGTAATGGTAAAGGCGATAGTCCAGTTCTTGCCATCATCAGAATCAATATTGACAGTGCTGGTAATGATGCATTGGTGATCCTGAATGCCGAGACCGCTATCAAGCGGCATGATAAAGGAATCAGCGCCGCCATGAATGTTATTCAGGAATGACTGAAATGCCTGATTACCAAGTGCAGAGGTAACCAACGTCAATGAAAAAGGCACCGGCTCAAAGTACGTATCACGGCCCTGACGTGGCAGACCACCAGTCACTGCATTACGGTAGACATTGCTGCCACGCGTATATGAGTATCCTTTGTTCACTATTGGCTTAAGAGTTGCAGGAAAGCGCAGATCGCTCATGTTTAGAATCCTGGCTGGCCGCGAGTGCCGCGACGAGTTTTAGAAATGGATGAATTACTGTCGGCCATATCACTACTGACTGTTTCACGAATGATAACACGAAGGTTATTCTCATCTATTTTTTCAGTAGTTGCAGAATCAACCCGGCCAGTTGTCTGGTTTACGATCTGAACATTAGGCGTGCCGGATGAACCGCCATTCTCGCCCATAATCTGCCGCATCTGCTGAGCGGTACGAACGCGTGAAGCACCAGCAGGCATGATGACTTCCGCCTTGCCTCGCTCTGCGATAGTTGACGCCTGACCGGCAGCCAAGTTACCACCCTGCTCACGGGCAGATCTAATCTTAGCCACACTTGCCAAGCCTGAAGCAATGGCAGCAGCGGCGGCGATAGGAGCAGCTACCCAGCCAATAATAGGAATGGCAGCGGCAGATTGGAAAGCTGCCACAGCACCCTGATAGGTGTTCATGATGGCATTGGCAATGGCAAAGGCTTTATACATCTTATTTCCTTCACCTAGGGCTGATCTCAGGTTATCCGTTGTCGTGCCGAGCATGTCGCTGTATGAATTTACGCGCTTCTTGTCATATGTGTTTTGGATTGCAGCGATGGCCTGCTGATACTCATTTTCGTTTATCAAACCCTGATCGTAAAACTCCTGAGTCTTATCTTCTTTTTGCTTTTGCTGAATATCCAGCAACTGCAATTCAGTAGCATTCTGACCCAAGATCTGCGTCATGAAATCGTCACCCTTAGTGTCTTTCTCGCGCTGGGCTTTGTTGCGCTTATCAATCTCTGCCTGTCTTGCATCAGCAGCATTAAGCTGAATCTGGGTTTTTGTTGCCTCGTACTGGCCAGCCTTCAAAGCACCTTCTTGCTGAAACTTATCAAGCTGCTCTAATTTTTGCTTTTCAGTTTCGTTGATCTGAGCAATCTCATCGCCACTTTGGCGCTGCACTCCTGCAATGAATGTATCGGCTGCCTTCTTCTGTGCCGCCGCCGCAGTGGTGTCACGCTTAGCCTGTGCGTCCTCTTTCTTTTGTGCTGCTTTTGAGACGGCATCAGCCTTCTTCTGCTCAGCATCATTAATTCTTTTAACGTCCTGCGCTGCTTCCTCATCACGAGCCTTGTTATATGCTGCGATATCTTCGGCGGTAACATTCTGGCGCTTGGAGAAAGCTTCTTTGTCTACAGCCGCCTGCGCCACTGCACGCTCTTTATCGCTCAGCGTTGCTATCTGCTGGTTACGGATGATCTGCGCAGTCTGGTCTTGATATGCCTTGGTAGTGCTGTTTACTGCGACACCATGCCTATTCTGCGCAGCGGTAGTCGCATCAAGCTGTTTCTCTGATGTCGATAAATTATTGGAAAGTGTTTGCGTGGCCACAGCCTGATCAAGCAACTCTTTCTTACCATTGGTTGCCGCCTCGGCAAGTGCTGTGGTTGCATCAGCAACCTTTTGCGCATTGGCGGCAGTTGGCTGCGCGTTAAATTCACGCTGAGCAACAAGAAGGTTTGAAACCTGTTCAGTCGCTACACCATATTTTTGAGCAATGTCATTAACCTGCCCAGCAAGGCTTGCATACTGGCCAGTGCTTGCGTCGGTGATCACATTGACGTTGCTTAGGATGCTGGCAACGTCTTGGTTCTTCTTAATCATCTCATCAAGCTGAGCAGCAGCAGCCTGACCTGCTACGCCGTTACCAATGAACTCAGCGCTTTGAGTTTTGATGGCGTTGGTAGTTGTTTCAAGTTGTTGCTTTGCCTGAAGTGATAAGAGCTTAATCATACTCCCATAAGCCATATCGCCATTTTGGCTGAGCGTTACCAGAGCATCAGAAAATTCAATCGTTCCGTCTTTGGATGATTGGAATGATGAGCTTAATTCTCTACTTCCTTTTTCAACATCATCAATACTACCTTCTGATTCTGTAAGTGATTTATATAAAACACCACCAAGCGCAGATGCTACAGCAATTACCGCACCCAGCACTGCACCGCCGGGGCCAAAGGCGCTGGCTAGCTGAGACCCCTGCTGGCCAAGAACAACGAAGGCATTCGTTCCGCCAGCAAGCTGTACTGCCATGTCTTGTACTTGCATGCCAACTTGACCAGCTCTGCCACCAAGTTTAGCAAGCCCGTTACTTGCATCTCCTGATTCTTCATCAGCCTCACCAGAAGCATCACCAAATTCTTTGATTGATTCTGTTAGTTTTGCTATTTTATCCAATTCTTCGCTTGAAGCATTAGAGCCTGCTCTCATCTGTGCTGCTAGTATTGCTGCTGCTGTGGCACCTTCTTTTTGTGCGACAATCATTAATCTCAATCTAGATGACAGTTGGTCAATTACCAATGCAGTTTTACTTTTCTGAGATTGAGATTCTGATTCCTTTTTAGTTGCCGCATCCATTGATGCGTTTAAATCATAAAGAACACCAGATAATTGTCCTATGCTATTTATTTCATCTTGTGTTGCGTTAGCAGAAAGTGACAGTTGTGATGATAGGACGCTTGCTGATTTAGCTCCGCTTAATGCTGCCTCTTCCATTATTGCAATTTTATTGCCAAGAGATTCTGCTATAGATGCATAGTTAGAAAGAGGCTCAGTTGAGCCAGATATTTCATTCCCTGTTTTTTTTGCCGTATCACCCAAGGAGCTAGCGGCGCTATCGGCAGCACCTGCAGCAGCAGCAAAGTCATCCAGTTGCCTGGCAGCCGCTTCAGCACCATCAGTCTTTACCCTTGCAACTAGCGAAGCTGTATCAGTCATCTTCTCTGCCCTCAAACGCAGCATCAATGCCCATTATTACCTCTGCTTCAAGCATTGTTATTTGTTGGCCGGTGACGCTCTTGTATGCGACTAAATCGCTCCATGTAAGCATGTCACGCGGATATAGCTTAATAGTATCACCATCCATGCGCTGTATGAATTTTAGCTCTTTATACTTGCCTAATGTCGTCATAAAAATAAAGGGGCACTCAGGCCCCTTATCGATTTTCCGCTCTACCGCGGTAATGACGCCCATGGCAATCAAAGCTGCTTCATGGCCTGAAGATATGCTGTCAAACTTTTGCCGCTTCTGTCTGTCAACATAAAGCCATCTCACATATTCATACAGCGCGACTACTTTGCCTGAAGTTCTTCACGCAGCTTGCTGTGAAAGGCTGATACTTGGTCAATGAGTGCCGGAAACTGTTCCAGCAGGTTAACCAGATTATCGCGTGAGAACTGTTCTTCCAGTGACCACCCAGTCACAACGTCGCTGATGAATGCCATGTTCAACTGCTTGGTTTTATCTTCCTTCGCAATGTTGTACTCAAACCAGTTGTTACGCGTCTCGGCGTCAGCCTTAAGACCAGCAAGTTCATCTTCCATTACAAACAGCGCGCGAGTATAAATTCGATTGGCCTCTACTGACTCATCGCAGTCAGGCCCGCGCACGGTCAGAGTCTCGCCAGAGTCAGCGCCTGAAGGCAACAGGATTGGCATTTTCACGCCGGCCGCATGCCTGTCTTTGAATGCGAAGTCGGCCAGAGTAAGGCGTTTTGTTTCTGTTGGTGATTGCTTCTTCATTGTGATTCCTTTGGTTAACAGGTTGGTGGTTTGTGATCCCCTCCGCAGGCGATAACCAGTCGCTTTTCGGGTGCTACCCTAGCGGAGAGAAACTAGCAAACAAATAAGTTGCAACGCGAATATTGCAGTGCTATCTTCATTCCAAGCCATAAATCACGTTAATTATTAATTCTAACCGAAGGAACCAGAAATGAAAAACATCTGCCGCATCATCTTTAAAATTGTTTCACCGATCATCAATCTCCTCATCGCACTGGTGTGCCTGACCATCGTTATTATGTTGGTTGCCAACAAAGCCAATGCAGCTTCAAAACCCTGTACTGATATCATCATTGAGTCAGGAATTTTGCAAACCAGCGCCGTATCCTTTGGCCTGAAAAGCGCGCCAGAAGTCGTAGCAGAACTGGTCAGCAACGCAACATCATTCTGTGAGTCAGCAAAGAACGCGGGTATTGCTGGCGTGCCAAAAGATAAGGTTATTGAGATCGCCGACAGAAACACACAGGGCTTTCCTGATGACATGAAGAAAGCAACATTCAATATCGCACTTACCGCGTGGGCTGATGGTGTTAAGGAGGGGAAATGATGACCATTGAAGAAGCAAAGCGCCAGGGGTATTGCATAGTTTCAAGGAAATACAGGATAGCATCCAGAATAGATCGCCCTGACTGGCGTGAGCATTGTCCTGAAAGCAATAATGATGCTGACTTATACAGGAGATGCTATTCAAAGGATAACATTTTTGTTCCAAGCTCATTTGTTGGAAAATTAAAGTCATCTAACAATGGATATCCTGAATTCAGGGGGAAATGATGGACACTAAGGCAGCATTTGAGAAGTGGTTGAAAGAAAAAATGCCAAATCTGTATCACATGGCGTTTATTGCCGAAGAAGACGAAATGACAAACCACTTCAAGGCATCGGTATTTGATATGAGAACGGCATGGGAAGCGGCATGGACTGCATCCCGCGCGGCAATCGAGATTCAGTTTGAGCGATTTAAAAACCCGCTAGATAACGCTTTCGCCGATGGGTACAACGACGCCATTAATGATATTGAGCATGAGCTCACCTCCCACGGACTAACCATCAAAAAATAAGGGCCGAAAGGCCCTTTTGTTTACCATGCAGCAATCGCAACCCTTTTCCAGGTATTGGTTGCAGTACATACGTAAAGGAAATTCGCATCTGCTGCAACCTGCCCAAGAACACCTGCTGACGTAGCTGTAGCTGGAACCGCAACCTTAGAAACTATTGGGTTCCCTGCAATCGTTCCGCCTACAGATGCGACAATATTCGTGGTGTAAACATTGTTATATTGGAAGCTTGCATCACCAAGATTCACGCCACCATCAGTAAAGGGCCGCAATGTTGATGGGGAAAACTGGAATCTTGATGTGGTGCCAATCTGAACAGCAAAGCCAGCGCCATTTGCAGATCTTAATATTGATCCACCAGAAGATAAGAAGAAACCATGATTGAATGATTGCCAATCACCAGACGAATTTATATTTCCAATATAAACGCCATTCTTTGTATCAGCATTACCCTGGCTAGCAAGCATGATCGCATCAAGCCCCACCCCAAGAGCGCGGAAAACTGTGCCATGAGCGCCACCATTTGGAATATCAGCAGGTTGAATCAATGGTTTTGGTGAGGCTTCGGTAAGCGGGCTGTTAACAAATACTACCGCATCTTTCGATGCCCTATTATTCCATGAGAATCGACCATTCTTAGCGGCAATCTCAGTGGTAACCTCAAATGTAACATTGCCAATTGAGTCAAATCTTCCTGCCTGAGTCCACCAAGAATTATCATCTGATTTGCAGATTAAATCTTGTTCCGCAGTTAAATCACCAGTAACACCAGTCGTGTTGGCATTCTCAAGAACGATGGCATAAGCACCGGAAGCACCAAAGAAGTTATCGCAGCACCGGTTGTTGTAAACCCATGCGATATTTGAAGTGTCGCGGCCTTTGACGTAGATACCAATGCCGCCAGATGATTTAACCTGGTTCATGAACCCTTCAAAACGGTTGCCATGAAAAGAGTCATTACCAAGCGTGCGGATGTACTGGCGATTGATGTTGTTCTGAAATGCTCGGCATCTGGTGAATATATTGAATTCTGAGAATCCTCCAGTTGTCCCATTATGAAGGCTGTAGCCAACATTTAGGGTCTGAATGTCCATATCATCAACGTGAACATAACAAGCGCTGTTTATTTCAAGCCCAGTACCAAGCAGGTTATATGAGCTATTAAATGGCTTAATTGTTAAACCCTGCACTCCGGCAGAGCTAACGTTTCCTGAGCCACCAATAACATTAATACAGATTGAGTCAATGGCAGCAGGCTTAAACAGGATCGCCGTGGTTTTTCTGTTCTCACCAATTAATTTACATCCAAAGAATCCAGTACCAGCAACGCCATTTAGATTTATTACATCAGAAATTACGGTGTTACCCTGGCGAAGCCGAACTGATGGATATGAAGTTGTTTTAGCATAAGCGATGGCCTTTCGAAGATTTGCAGTGTCATCAGTTGCCCCATCAGATTTAACGCCAAACCATTCTGCAAATACACTTCCATTATAAATACGGCGCCAGCGTTTTCCGCCAGCGGTAACAATGACTACACCGCCATCATCTACTGACGTTGTATCAGCCGCGTCATAAAAGAAACGCCCACCACCAAGAGGATTTGTTACTACAGACCAACCAGATGAATAAGCGACAACGTCTAGGAGTTGACCGCCTGCAATTGGTTCGATGGTTCTTGCCGCGGCAATGTCGGAACATCTGCCAATTAACTTAGTGCCATCTGGTAGTGCTAGCTGGGCAGAAGTTAATTTTAGGTCTAAGGCTGCTTCTACCTCATCGGCTATGGCAAGCTCATTAAGTTGATCTGCAGTTAATATTTGCCCATTGACAAAAGTCATTGTCGTATCCTTAAAAAGGGCCATTGGGCCCTTTTATTTAATTAGCTTAATTTACTTCTACCAACTATGAATGTAGACCCCAGCCTTCCCTGCTGGAACCTTCATGCGTATTCGATTCGCTGAATAACGATTGAAGAAAGCGTACTGTTGCCGGTTGCCTGACCTTCGATTGACTGAGTGATAGACTCAGGGCCACCAATTTCAGGCGTTACCGCGGTCAGTTCTGCGCGCTTCAGGCTGAATGACATCGCACCACTCACGCCTGACAGGATGGAATTAATTTCTACCTGTGTCTCATTGATGAACTTGGCGATCATGGTCATGTCGTATAGCTTGCCAGCAATGGAGAATGTATTTGCTGCGCGTCCGCGCTCAACGAATGCCACGCTCTGATTACCAAGTTCAAACTGAGCAGACGCCCCATTATCGTTGGTAATGGTCAATGTGTCACAGCGAAGTGGTGAGATGCCATCAAATACAGACACGTCAACAGACGCAAACGGCTCTGCATCAAAGGTGACGGTAGAGAAGTCAGAACCTGTTGGCGGTGCAGTCAATACTTCCTGGCTCAGGCCAATAAACGGAAGTGACCCTGTAACCATTGCATTGACAGCCTGTTCGATGGTGAAGCCTGAGAACTCAACGCCGCGAGTGACGATAAATGAATCAGCGCCACCGCATTGACCTTTAAGCCAGGTAAGCACGGAATATGTCTTACATAGGTTACCCGTTTCCAGCTTATCACCGGTGAAGTAGTCGGTAGTGGCGGCAGCCGCAGTTGTCAGCGTAGATTGAATGCCTGCACCTGTCACCACCGTTGCCGTAACTGCTGTGACGATAAATGGTTTGCTGTTATTGCCAGCCAGATCAGGGAAAGCGATCAGATCGCCAACTTCCACTCCATCGGTAATATAGCTACCCGTTGAGCGCGTGTAGGTTTTTGCTGTGGCATCTACTGCAACAGAGATGCCAACTCCACTCACGCCAGCCTGCCAGGAAGAAGTCATTGCGCCAGCCAGCAAATCATCCTGACTGCGTGAACTTAGCTCAATGGCATATTCTCCGGTAATCTGCTTGTTGCCAGTACGGATAGATGATGTCTCACGGCTGCCATCCAGTTCGTTGGAAACCAAAGCATCTCGGGTGGTAGCGGGGATGCCGCCAGTATTGCGCAAAGGCGACCATACCGGGCTTGTTGGTGTTACACCTGGCGTGGTTTCTGCTACGTAAAACTGTGCAGTATTCGCGCCCTTATAAGGAGTAGCCATTTTTATAACCTCTTAGTGAAGGCAATGAAATTTATTGATAAAGGGCGCTTTGCCCATCCGTTCTGCACAATCAACGGCCCCAGGCTCACAGATTGCACTTCGGCGCAGATAGCGTTACGAGAGAATGATACACCAGCTTTGAATAAATCGTTAAGCTTGTCAGCCATCTTGTTGATAGCTGAACTGCCAACTGTTGAGGCGTAATTGATGTCAATTTGATAAATGCCTGCTCGCTGCTCGCTAAATCCCAAATCGGCCTGCTCTGTATCGGCGAGGAGCATGAATGCAGCAAGGTATGGCGTGCTGGTGCTAGCTGGAGAGTCGATGTTCTCAAGCGCCACAGAGATGCTATTGGCAGTTCCGAAGGCCATTAGCGGTGAGTCGAATGTTTTGGTCAGGTCTTCGAAGTATCCCATCAGCGCACCTTGGCAGCCTCTTCATCAAGCAGTGATTGAAATCTTATCACGTTTACGCGGACCATGCCCGCAGGTGCCTGTTTGGAATAACCCCCTGAGGTATTTGGCCCATCACCCGGATATCCGCCGAACTCCAGGACATCTGCATAGGGAAGGTTATTCGTTAATGTTAGCTCTTGCCAGTCAGCCGTTTGTGAAACAAAGTTTGCAGCATTACCTTCTGCGTTAGCACCGGTGGGATCTGTTCCTGAAACTTGACCACTTGCAGGCTGAGCACCAGAAGCCTGCCAGTTCATGCGGAACCTGCCGGTATCGACTGGGCTTCCCTTAATGATTGCACTGAACAACTTGATAGAGACGGCGCGCATAACGATCTCTGGATTCTTTTTCGCCTTCTCGCAGAAGGATTTGACATCCAGAGTGAAACTCATTTTCTCACCTGAATAAAGTATGCAACAACATCGTCATTAACCATCTTTTTCTCGATGGCTACTACCGACCATTGCTCGCCACCAAATTCAACCTTGTCAGCCATTTGGGGAACTATTGAGTAATCAGACTTAACGATCATATCGCCAGTCTGAATTGTGGTTCCGTTCACCAGATAGGCATTTACTGGCACAGGGACTGAAGTTAATGAAATGCTTGTCGGCAATCCGATAACCCACTCGGCAGCAGTTTCATCCCATGTCTTAACACCGGCTCGCACCAGCGTAACTGTGCTGCCATATTTATTTAGCAGCTTAGTGCCAACTCCCTGCATTTTCTTACTGAATGCGCTGGACATTACACAGCCTCCATGCGGGAAATCACAAGTAATGCAGATGGAGAGACTGCCCAGCCTGATGTTGCAGGAGTGATAGCATATACACCACCGGCGTTAATGCTAGAATCAACGCTGTCGCGAACAATCTGAATGGCTAACGTTTGACCTGCTGTCGCGTTGATAACCACGCGCGATTCTGTCGGCATGATGGTATTGGAATTATCCAGACGGACAGCAGCAGATGAACCGTATTGCGCAGCATCCAGCATGATACGTGAAGCAATAGTCACAACTCCAGTTGCACCAGCGCGGCCACATTGAAGCTTAATCCTGACTGCATAATTACCGGCAGCATTAAAGGTTACCAATCCACCAGCACTAATCATCACCGGATCTGTTGTTGAATGTTGCGCTGAACCAAACACTAACTGAAGAGCAGTCCCTAATGCTGTTGGTAATTGGTTAACTACTGATGGGGCACGCAGCACTTCAACTTCTTTCATGCCTGCCGCAGCATATAGCATGGAGTCAGCCATCTGCGTATTAACTTCACGCAGCAATGCCGGGGTGATCGCGCCAGTGGTGTTATCTGGAAGATTGGTGCCAATCAGCGTAAACATCTCACTTTTAGTTTTCGCCATGATTAGCCTCTGCTCACTCTGAACTGAAATCCATTATTGCCACCACCGCAGATAAGCGGGCGAAGCGCGTCCATTGCCGCAGTGATCGTAATAGTTGAGCCTGTTACGCCGTTGTCGGCATACTCAACGACAACAGCTCCAACGATTTCTTCATGTGTTGTAATACGCCCGTCGCTGGACCCGCGAACATCAGAGCCATTGCCATACTCAACCGCCGCTGCCACTTGCGCCTGAATTACTTGAGAAGGGATGGTGGTGTTACTGACTGCGAAGCCATACAGCTTAATATCAGTACGCGGGAATGATAATGTCTGGCTGGCCGATACACGGCTGCCGCACAGCATAGATTCCTGCAACATGATGTAGTTTGCGCCATTGCGCAATGCTGCTTCAGCTTCGGTATCATCAACTGGCAACGCCCAGCCAAACCTTCCAGCTAACGTGCGAGCATCAGCAAGTGACACATACGAATCAGCATTAGCAACAATCGAACCGTCTTCAACAATCAGCATTAGGCCGCCCGTTAAGCTTTAGCGCGTTGGGTTTTATTTGAAGATTCAGTACCGCCACCATTCTTAACAGCAGCTTCGTCAATTGGATCGATCTCAATCAGATCGCTTGCCTGAGCACCGACAACTTTCAAGATGACCTGACCATCCTCACCAAGCGCCAGACCATCATATTTTTTTCGTTTTACGTAATTATCAGCCACTTTGTTCTCCAAATAGCGGCCCGCAGGCCGCTTATTATTAAGATACGGTAACGACGGTGCTACCGGAAATCAGGTTGCCATAGGCGTCAGTGACAACAACTTTGTACGTGCCGGAGTCTGCTGCAGCAGCCGATGCCTTGGTGTAGACAGCAGCATTAGCGCCGACAATGGCGTTGTTGTTTTTAAACCACTGATAGGTATATGAACCTGAACCGCCAGCGGCAACAACCGTCAGAGTCATAGTTTGGCCGGCAGTAACTGCTGTAGTGGAAGGCAGCGCCGTAGAGAATGACGCCGGGCTAATGTTGGTCATGTCCACTTTAACCAGGTTGCCGGTATCGACAGATACGCCAGCCAGTTTACGTTTGATTACGTCTACCATTTTAAAATCCTCTTAGCTTACTGAGCCAGCGGCTTTGAGCGCTGTCAGCAGGTTGGCAACAGTCGTGCGCAGGTTAGTAATATCAGTGCGCGCAGCATTATATTTTGTAACCAGATCATTGTGGTCAACGAGAAGACCAGCAACATCAGTCGCGACTGATGCAGTGTCTGCTGTAGCAGTAATCGCAGACGGAGCGGCAACCGTTGCAGACTTCAGTACACCACCAGTAGCGGTAGCTGTAGCTGCTGGAATTGTCGCACCTTTCAGGCTGCGCGGCAGGCCTTTACCAGTTGTAGCCATAATACACCTCTAATAATTAGGGCGCTTTCGCGCCCTTGGTTGATTATGCGCCTACGCCGGTAACCAGGAACGCCATCGGAATGTGCTTACGCTCCATGACGCGGTTCCAGTTTGTTGCATTGGCAAGATCCTGCCATGACGCGGAGCGGGCGATAGTTTCGCTGCCGTTGCCGGTGATCACTGCGCTGGTAAAGCTGTAACCCAATGGGTGCAGCAACCAGGTTTTGCGGGACCACAGAGTTTCAACGCCGCCGCCGTTACCGCGCTCAGGAGAACGGTAGTATTCCAACGGAACGGTTGGAGAACCTTCACCGTACCCGATAGCTCCCTGACCGAAGATGATGCTGATGAACTTACGTGAACTGCCGGTGCCTACAACGGTCATGGAGTCATCCTGCACAATGCGATAACCCTGATATGTTGCGATCAGTGTGTTGTTATCGGCATCACGCACGAAGTCGATCAGTTGCTGTTTGCGCATCTGGGTATATACGAAGCTGTGCACGGCAATGGTGCCAAGCTGAGTGCTGCCAGGGCCAGCCAGCGCATCACCCATCGTAGCGGTCGCATCAATGAATGCGCCAGCATCGAAGCCCAGTGTGGCAGACACGTCGATAACCATGTCATCTGCTGTGTGATACGCATCTGTTGCAGCGCGGTTATCGTTGTAGATACCCAGCGATGTAGCCAGTAAACGACGCTGAGCCTGACGCTGCCAGAAGTTATCCAGACGAGATGCGACAGATTGCAGCGGGTTTTGACTGGTCAGTTCAACAGTCAGATCTGCCTGGCCGAAAGCTTCGTTCAGGTAAGCGACGCGGACCATCATTTCATCAGTATTGATGTTACGCGGTGTCGCGATATCCTGATAAACATCATTCGAGTAGTTAGGCTCGATTGATGCGTCGATTGACTTCCAGAACGGGATGTTAGCGATATTCGACGTGCCACGCGCAATCTCAGCCGCATACGGAGTCGGCGTCAGGATGCCTGACTGGAAGAATGCCGTTTTCTCAATCGGGTCTTCTGTCATATAAGACAGAATTACCGGCTCGTTACCAGTTACGATGTCGCCAATGGTGGTGATGCCCATATTATTTCCTTAATAGTTTCATCTGCCGGTCGAATTCGGCTGGGTTTGATTTGTGCAGATCGATACGTTCCGCATCATTCATTTCACTGAACACTTTTGCGGCCCCGCCGCCTTTGCTACCGCCAGCCCCGCCGCCGGATGCTGCATCTGCTTTAATCAGATGCGAGAATGCTTTGTGCTCGCACAGATACTTCATAAACTGTGCCGGATCTGTGGTGATGACATTGCCGTCTGCGCCGACGTACTTTGTGACTACATCATCACCATCGAACTCTGTTTTAACCATCATGCCAATGATATCAATGGCACTTGGGTCGATCAGTTTGTCGGTGAACTGCAATACGCTTGCCTTACGTTCACTTGACAGAATGCGCTCATTGCGTGACGCGATGATCTTATCCTTCGCTTCAAGCTGTGGGTCATATTGACCGCGCAGGGTTTTCTCAAACGTTTCAAGCTCACCGGATTGTTTTGCTCGCTCCTGGTCTGCCAGCAACTTAGCAGCAGCGGCTTCATCAGCCATGCGCTTAGCCTCTTTCTTTTCAGCCAGCAACTTATCGCTATTGGCCTTCAGGCCAGCCACTAACGCATCAACTTCTTCCTGCGTATACGATTTGCCGGCAGGTGGTTTTGCGCCGCCGTCCAGTGGTTCATCTTCGCGATAAACGCGGAAGTAATCCGATAACTTAAACATTTTGCCCCCAAGGCATTTGAGCGGCCCTGCCGCATTGCTGGTATGTTATAACAGTTGATATGGTGGTGCAAATATAGCTATTTCAAACACTGAGTGCGGATGTATTCCTGCAAGCCTCGCGTCATTTTGTCGCTGGTTGCGAGTTTTCCCCTGAGATCGTAATAATCTTGTCGAGAGTCTGCTGAGAGTTCGGCGGATCCGCCATCATCCACGCTGGAGGCTCCGGTGGTCTTGGGCATGCATCTGGCACGGACTGACAACCGCTTAGCACCAGCAGCAACATCAGACTGCAACTGATCGATAGTTTCTTTTGCATCGGTTAATTCCTTTGTATATTTAGCATCAAGCGCAGCAACATCGCGCTGGCGCACCTGCATATCTTTGATGGTCGCAGTAGCCAACTTTAAATCTGATGAAGCTTGGTTATATTTGCCATGATAATAATATGCGCAGAACGCCAGCAGGAACGAGGCGATGAGCAATGCAATAGCAGCCTTTAACGCCATAAGCATACCTCACGCTCAATCTCACGACGGTTCACCAGACCTTGCCACTTCTTGCCGCCTGCATATGTCCAGTTGCGCAAAGCATCACAAGCGCCTTTTGTATCGCCAGTGTTGATTTTTCGAAGAAGCGTTGATGTCTGGAAGCTGCGTGCTCCAACGTTGTAGGCAAAGGAATACAGAGCGCCGCGAGTTGCGACAGGGATTGGTTTGGTGATGTACGGATCAATCTGCTTGGCTACTTTTTGCAGATCTGCTTCAAGAATAGATTTACATTCAGCATCAGAATAATGCTTCCACGGGATGATGTCTGCGCCAGTGTGTCCGAAGCAAACGGTTTTCACACCAACAACATCTTTATAAGGCACTGATCTCATACCTTCCAGCCCATCATTCCCTGTCGGCCCAGTGATCAGCATGCTTGCTACTGCAATAGCGCCAGCAGAAACAGAGCCGATCAATCCTTTACGCCAAACAGAACCAATAGCCATTTATTTATCTCGCTCAGGTGGTGATTGGATAACCCCACGGTTAAGAGCAGATTCATATGCCCGCATGGCGGCATCATATGTTTTTGCTCTCCGGCCACTGTAATACGTGTTAACCAGGAACGTTGCCACGCCAAGAATAATACCACTGATTACTGCTGTCTGATTCCAGTCAACAGACTTGAACCACTCAGCAATCCCACCAGTAACTAAGCTGGTAGACGTTACATAGCTTACTGCTGATGTGATTTTGTCAGCCATGTTTTTCATTTCCACCCCCATAGGGGACCGATTCAATTAGGATAAATCTCAACCAAACATCGAACCGATCAGGTTAGACTCTCATTGCGATTAGAGATACCCACCTGAAAACCCCAATGTCCACCCCATGATTATGCAACGTTATAACGTACATTGGCAAATTACACACAAAAAAATGCCCTCACAAGGAGGGCAAAAAGACGCTGCATGGAGAGACTATAACGGTCGGGTACTTGTGAGTTATCTGGTCGCACGGTTAAGCTAATTCAGTCCGTCGCCCCATAATATAACTCAAAACTACCGGCTGTCTTCTTCCAGCCCGCCAAATCGAATCGGCCACATGATTAGTGTGATGCTCAAGGAATTTAAACCCTGCCTGCTTCATTCGCCTTTTGTCTGAAGTGCTCCACACGGAGTAATGTTTCAGCGCTACTTCAGAGGCTAACCCGCATGATGCGCACGGGAAGTTAATTAATGTGTGGTGGCCGGTGCTGCTTTCCGGCATGCGGATATTCACTCCGTAACGCGTGCAACCTATTTATCACCAGCGGTTAGCTCCCGCCACGCGTACAGCGTATCAGCCTACGCATTCACCACAACGGAAAGAGCATTTGTCACTTGTGTTAGTTGCAGTGGTCTCTTAAGGTTTATACCACGCAATTCCAAATGCTCTTGCCTGTTGCGTGCTGGTTGCGCTTATCCAGCGTCTTTCTACCGTTTAAAGACTAGGTTTTCCACAACCGTGTTGTCTGTGTACTCAGCATCGCCTTGAAACTGATACTAGCCGCATCCATACGGCCTTGCAACTTATTTATTTAACTTATTCCGTAAACTCAATGTCAGCACCCTGAGATACCGCCTGAATTCCTTTAGCGTCGGTAACCACGCAAACATACTGGCCTGATTCGGTAACTGACAGTGATGCACCCGAGTCAGGTACGTTAACTACCTGCCTATCATCCTTGTACCACTGATACGCATAAGGCTTCGTACCAGCATTAGCCTTAACGGTCAGCACTACAGCATCACCATTACCGCTGGCCGAGATTGGCTGCTCAGAGAAATAAACATCACCAGCATCTACCAGATACGGCACTTCATACAGCGTGCCGGTAGCAGACGTGGCAATGCCTGTTTTGTCAGTGTATGGCATGACATCTACCGCCGCACCAAGCGCTGACTCATCATCAATATAAACAGCAGAATCACCGGATGCTACGCGCTTGTACTGAACTACTCGGCGCTCAGGAATATCTGTTACTACGAAAAATCCGCTCATGGGTAACCTCAATTAGTTTGGTTTATTGTGCATTGTAGTCGATCTTGGCCAGATACTCTGCCACCTTATCATCCAGCGCAGCCATCTGCTTCAGCGTCATTGGCTTGCCAAACCCGTCCACGCTGGCAGCTCTGAACTCGTCAGATGTCATGCCAGCATTGCGGAATATCTTGCCACGCACCGCGCCCAGCGCTTCATCCTGGAACCAGGCTGGCTGAGATTTAAGGAAATCATAATAGCTGGTATTGGCATCAACTTGCATACCACCATCAGCGCCTTTTGCTGCACGCTTGGCGCCAATATCAAGAAAGTCGAAATCACTGCTCACTACAGGTGCCGTTGTGGTGCGGCACGCAATATGAAATGGCGGCTTGGGCTGGTATTTATCATCAGGCTTATAAACCTTCCCTGGCGGCCAGCCGCGGCAGATGGCAGAGGTGCGAGAGTCAAGCGTCACCACCAGTTCATAACCTTCTATCACATCACTATTCTTCTCGTAAGTTGCATCTTTGGCAACCGTAGAGACATGGTTCATTGCAGTCTTCACGATGGCTGCAGCATTGCGCTGTGACACATCAGCCAGGCCGCCAGCACCAACTACATTCTTCACTATCTGCCGCGTGGTCTGCCCCTGCACAAAGCCAGACTTGACACCAGATACCAGGCGTGAAGTTTCTGTCTCGGTCCAGTTATCAAGCAACTTGAGGAAATCAATCGGCTTATGGTCAAGCGCCAGAGGCTGGAACTTAATCGCAGACCAAACCTGTTCAGGGCTTGACGTGATGAAGTTAGTATTAACGTTGGCCGTCAGCGTGCGCGTCGTCCAGTCGGCCTCATACTGCGCCAACTCCTGTAAGTCATTTAGCAGATCGCTATTCCAGTCACCGGCAATATCATGCAGCACGCTATCTAAACCGCTGAGCATCTTATTCAGACGCGCGGCAGTACGGCTATCATCACCGAACTTTAGTACCTCATCGCGTATCTCCTGTCGCATCTGCTGTATGAATGGCGCAGACAAACTGGCCTCATGCGAGGCCGTGCGCTGTAGCCATATCTGGTGGCTGATGAATGCTGAGGTTAGGTTGCTCATTCCCTGTTGCCCGCCCTGTTGCCCACATGGAGTCCGTACATGAATGAAAGAACTGAGCAACCAAGAATAACTCCAAAATACCAAGGCAATGCCAGAGTAATAGCTGCACTACCAACCACTACCATCAATACAGAAGTTAAAGAAATCATTGCGCCTCCTGCTGTGCTTGCTGTTCCTGCCCCGCACTCGCCGGTATCTCACCGGTAACCGTGGCCGCCGCGCCCTGAACGGGAACTGGCGCGCTCTCAATGCCTTCCTTCAACTCAGCGTCAGTCCATTCAGTTGTGCCAGCCTTACGCAGGGCAGCCCAATAGGATTCGATAGGCAAGTTGCCAGCCTGAATATCTGCCGCCCACGCAGTGCGGTCCTGCGCTGTCATTGGCTGCAAGAAGAACTCCATGTTCAACTTGAACTCAATGTTATCAGAAGGAATATTCATCATCTGCGCAGCCCACTTCAGCGCATCTTCATAGGCCTTGCTGACGTTACGCGCAATGGTGGCCATTACTGAGGTGTCCGCACCACGCTGAAGGCGGGCAGATTCTGCGGTGATCTGCTGGGTTGGGGTAATAAGCTGCGCACCGATCTGAATGGCCTGCGCCTCCTTCTTGGCTAGGGCTGCATCCAGTGCATTCGTTGCCGCCGCCTGGATGAGCTTTGCATCACCACCAGAGCCAACGTTCAACCCGCGACGTGAACCGAATTTTACGCCTTCTGGGTTCAACTCCTTCCATTGCTCAGGGCTAATGGCTTGTCCAGGTGAGATGACCAGCATGGCCTGTGATACAACAAAGAGATTCTCTTCATTATCCGCACTATTGCGATAATGCCCCACCTGAAGATCTGATAGCGGCAATAGTGGCGCGTCATCAATGGTTGAATCGTTATTGCTTGCACCAATGAATGTGAAGGGGATTTGACCTGCCGGAACAGCGTTAAGGTTTGGGTAAATCTCAAGGATTAGGCCTTGTTCTTCGCCTGAATTATCGAAGCGGTAAAGGCGCTGGCGATAACGACCACCTTCATCAATATCCAGCACGCGATACTGCTCACCGATATGCGTAGTAAATTCATCATTACTATCTTCATATTCATAGCACTCACGTAGCACTACGCGGATTAATCTGTTCACCGAGCCTGAGCGCTTCAACTTCCAGTTAATGATGTTCTCTGCCGTGTAGTAGCCAATAACCGGGTTTAGTTCACCAGCGTTCTGCTGCGCCATTGTGGCCACCTGAATGTCAGGGGCATCTACCAGCAGGCCACCACGACCAACAGAATCAATCTCCATCAGGGTATCCTGCGCATGCTGCCACAGACCAACGCCTGAGCCGTCTGCATTCTCCAGCAGGTATTCAAGCTGCGCCGGAATGACTTGCTCAGGGTCTTTGCGCATAACACTACCGACCATACCTGCCAGAGTGCGCTTAGTGAAGTTGTAGACGATTGCCCCGTCTTCATACTCGCGCTGGCGCATCTCACCATAGGTGGCGTCTTGTTCTGATGCGCCAACGTTACGCAGGTGATGCCGCATATCGCCAGAGATGGAATCGCGGATCTTCTTCCACTTATGGACGTTTGCCGTGTACTCTCGGTGCGGCGTTTTAACTGTGTCGAATCCGGTGATCATTTTATTCCTCGCATCACAGAGCGAAACTGATTGGGATGTTAATGACTGGTTTAACCACAGGCATCTCATAAGCTACAGGGTACGTCGTGGCGTCGTTCTGATGGTCTACGCCGCTGCTTTTGTCTGGCTCACCGTTATCATCGTATGCCTGCTGCTCAAGCCCGCGAGCCGTCTGCGGGCAGTTTTTGTCATTAACTTTTATTAATCCTGATTCTAACGCTTTATTCATTGACAATACACGGTCTTTCACTGCCGGGTTACTTGCGTTAACGCGAACCTCAAAGCCAGCCTGTTGAAGCATGGCGATGTCAGACGTTGATGCCATGTTGCTTTTGCGGTTCTTCCCGCTGGCATCCGGGTAGATAACTATGCGATGGCCTTTAGATTTCCACCGCTCAGTAATGACGCGTACTACATCAGGGGTGTCGAATAGATCAACCAACTCAGATACAGCATGCCATATCTTCCCGCGTAGCACATAGACAGTAGAAGCCATCTTTCCCACGTTGAAATCCTGACCGATAAACAGCGGTTCACCAGCTATAATCTCTTCATGGCTTCTGCACTCCTGGCGCTTGTAGGCGTAATAGACGGTGCCTGATGTTAGGTTGACGAATTCGCCATCGACATAAGCATCAACCAGTTGTGATGGGTATGTATTGTAAAGTGATGGGATATAGTCACTCGGCAGGTTTTTGGCGTTCTGCCTGGTGCTGGCCTTAGTGAGTGAATAGAACTCTGCAATCTCTGGCCGCTCCTGCAGATCGACTACGAACAAGCGATGAACGAAGTTGAAGCCTTCAGGTGTAGTCGTGAAGTCCACGGTGTTGACCGGATAGTCGGCACGAACCGATGACATACGGGCGATGATCTTCTTCCATGCGGCATCGGCCTTATTCATTTTCATGGTGTCGATTTCATCAATCTGCGCATGGTTGATATCAAAGCCAACTATGCGATGCGCATGTTCCATAGCGCGGCACTTGACCATGCTGTATTCAATCTCATCAACGAATAGCTTCACTTCTTTGCGGCTGACATTGATGTCAACTGATAGGGCAACACCCCATTCATCACTAAGCAACTCGCCAACCTCTGCGATAGTGCTATAGAAGATATCTGAAATCATTGGATAGGTAGGCGCGAAGTAACCAAGCTTGATGCCGGGATATTGCATGGCAAGCATCCACAGGCGCACACAGCCAACGAATGTCTTACCACTACGGTAACCGCCAACGAAGGCATTGAACTTCTTGTGGGCTGCCAGGAACCGCCCCTGAGGCACGTTGAGGGAGAGAGACTTACTCATCATCACCCTCATTATCCACTTGCAGACTTGCGTCCTGAATGCGCAAATTGACATTGAATGACTTGCGCTGTCCTTTAGTGCCAGGAAGCGCTACGCCAAGCATGTCGTTGATGGTTTGGATTGCGCCTCTTGCTGCTGCTAAGTTCTCTCTGCGGGCATTGCCGTTCTGGTCATGCCATTCTTCTATGCCAGCATCGACGATCTTTTTAAGCATCTCCAGCCGCCATTCAACGCTTACTCCGAAGTCTCTTTCGGATTGCTCTGATGCCTTTTTCTTTAATGCCTTAATCCTTGATTTGATCTTGACATTAGATAAAAGCCTACTTGCAAGCTCATTCCGTGATGTTGGCTTGGCTTTACTTTTTGGATTTGCCTCGTTCCATGCGTCTGTTGCATTGCCGCCATTAAAGACGTATGCCTGACAAAACGCCTCCTCTTTGGCGGTTAGTTCACTCATATCATGCCCCAAGCATTGATAGCGTCGGCCCTGCCGACAGATAGGTAATACTATAACACTTGAGTTGCAGAAATGAAAAAGCCCTCGTTATGAGGGCTACAGTCCAATGTCATTCATCGCTTTCTTCATATTGAGTTGCATAATCCGCGCCAGAACCCTATCACGAGGCCATGACCTCATTTGCGGTCGGTATCTGTACTTATCCATTCTAGATAGAGATGATGCTTTACGATATCTCTTTAGGCGTGCGGAGTTTTCTGCTATGTCAGCCTGAATTAGTTGTTGAACCGTGCTTGACTTCATTCCCATATCATCGCACCCAACAACTTCACCCAGCCATAAGCGCCAAGCGCACCAGCAGAAAAACCAAAGCCAACAATCACTGAAGCAGAGAAAACCATAAACAACTTTTACCATGATGTCTGCTGTGGCTTATCGGATGATTTAATAGCCTGAAGCTTAACTTGCAGATCGCTAATCTGGCGCTGATGTGTGCGGTTAGATTTCTCTTTCTGCCTATTTGATTCCTTTAGCATGACGATTTGGTTATCTAAATTTCTGATATGCTCCTCTACCGAGATATTTTTGCAATCACTCACCCTCCACCTCCTTAGCCGCACTCACCAGCGCAGCAGCAAGTTGTAGGGCTTCTTCTTTGTTGAGTTTAATGGTGCTAATTACGCCTTCATTTACTGAAACTAGTACATCATTACCATATTTTTCAATCTCTACATGTCTTTTATGTTGATGTTGGATTTTAAACTTCATGGCTTCAACTCCTCATGCTGGTTAGGTAGCTTGCAACCGCCTTTGCATTGGCTGCACTTATTCAACCCTATCCTGTTAACAATCTCGCGGCGCTGCTCTTGCCTAACTGCGATCTTCTTTTCCAGTTCAGCTATCTCACCGTCAATGCGTGATAGTTCGTGCTTGTCGTATTGGGTCATGATTTCAAACCCGCCATTACCCGATAAACCATCAGGGCCTGTTCATTGTTTTTCTTGCATTGCTCAAATACCGTGTTGACGCTCTTTGGTCTGCGATTACACAGGAATACAATTCCTGGCATCTCACGGCGTTCTGCGTTGGTTTCACCAAGCCTGCGACGTGATTCGATTTCGGAGTCAGCCATGATGCGACTGCTATCGCGACCATTCTTTGCAGCCTCCTCTGATGACCAGTAACGACAAGTCACTGTCTTGCCTGTTTTGTGGATAGTTCCTGAGTTCAGCATCTGACGGACTATTTCATTTGTGCGTCGCGGCCCGATGTGGATCAGCTCAATCAGGTAGCGCATCTGTACGCCTTCGTGATCTTTAATGAACTCAGCAATAGCTGCTTTGTGGCGTAATGTTTCTTTTCTGGATGACATTATTTAGACTCCGGTTATTTATCGTTCCCATTGAGGCAGTGGCTACACCAGCAGCCGAAAGAAGCACTGAACAACGCAGGCTTTCCGCATTTTGGACATTTGTCTGTGATGCTCATCATTCACTCTCCGGTTTATATGGGTAACGCTTTTGGAATGCGCGAAGGCCACTGAAAACCATGCTACCACCGCTGGCGCTTGAATGTATGACCGAATGCCCGTTACCTGAAATCACAACGTTGATGACTTTTCGTCCCATTTCGTGCGGGTGATTAATATCCGAGAAATATAATTTCCCATTCATTTCTGACTTGAGCAGTGCGGTATTGTCTTTCATTCTTCACTCTCCGGTTTAGGGGCGGCGGGTAGTGGCATCCAGTGGGTGATATCGCAACAATCCCATATTTGGCCGTCATCAAATGGGTCATCCCAATACCTGAACGCTTGATAGGTTTCTTCGTGAGTTGGGTAGTCCCATCTAATTTCGCCGATTCGCATATCCCCATTATTCATTATAAGAACAGGGATTTCTGGCTCTGGCATCCGCTCGCTGCACTTAATCCAACCGCCCTGCTCTGTATGGGCTGGCTGCGGGGTGGTGTAGAACTTTGTTCCCACCTCAAGCGTCTGGATGAGGCTCCGGTAGGCTAACGAATCTGGCTTATCAAAAATAAGTACCGGCTTGGCCTGCTTTGCTGATAAGGCTATGCGGCCTAATGCTACACGCTCATCCCATGACACCTTGCAGATGATGTTTTCGTTTGCTAACTCAATCAGCCTTTCTTCGCTGAACTTCTCTAAATCGTTATTCATGGCTTACCTCTTGAATGCATGGCATAAATGACAGGTCAGCGAAAAACTCACCGAATCCAAAGCACACTGAATATGCCAATCGACCGTGATGCTTAAATCCGGGATTGGTGATATCAGTGGTGGAATAAGTTGCTGTGATTTCCGCTACCACTTCCTCTGGGCTTGATGGTTTCTCTACCCACGGAATGCAAATCAGGTCGAAATCACGCGCCATTGTTCCGTGTATCGCCATTGCATAGCCATGTTTGCGAGCTATTTCAGCCAGTGCCGGATATAGCGAGCAGTAAACCGGGGCAAAGTTTGCAGGTTTCATTCCGCCTTCCCCTTAATTCTGATTCCGCCATCCGTGGCAGAGGTTGTTATTCGAATGGCACTTCGCCATCTGCGTTTTCAGGATCTGATGCGTCACGGACAATCTCAGTTACTTCAGCTTCTTCAAACTCACTTTCTACTGATGATGATTGCAGTGACTCAATGCGGGACTTGTGGCGCGTCTTCATTTCGACCAGAATTGCGCTCTCAGCCTTCCAGATACCGCGCTTATCAAAGTCTTCACGAATGGACGCACACAGTGCGTTGAGTGATGGAATGTCTGTGACTTCAGACATGGATGACTCAATAGCCTGATATTCAACCTGAGCGCGCGGGTTTGCTTGTGGGGTGATGTCGCGCTCACCTGATTTGATGCGATCTGCTTCGTCAGGGTCAACCATCTCGCTGATGCCGAAAGTCATGCGGGCACATTGAATGTATGCTTTGTGACGCAGCATGCGGGATGGCCATTTTTGCCATACGCTTGACTTAGAATCACGGCACTCAGCCATATACTCAGTGACTTCTACCGGACGGCTACGGCCTTTAATAAACATGCGGCATGTAATGGCGGTGAGGTTGCTTTTGTCATCCAGATGATCTTCAAACTCAACGCCGTCAAATGTTGGCTGACGGTTTACGATGCGATACCAGCCATCCACCATCAATACAACCTGAAGCTTTCCGCCGCTGATGAACGCCGCGCATTCCTTCACCATTGGGTTAAGGTCATACTTAGCGCATACCCCAGACACTACGGCAAGTTCAGCATTGCTTGCTGATGAGCCATGCTGGTTCTTGGCGCTGATGATCATGCCTTTCAAAACATCAGTTACATCTTCAACGGATACGCCGCTGCTGGCTGCTATTGTTTGTAATGCGTTACTCATTTTCTCTCTCCAATAATTAACCTAACAAGGCAAAGCATAACACTTCACCTTGCGATTGCAACTTATTTGTTTGCTTATTTCCATGCAGGCGGCATATCGATAACTTCGACATCACAAGCCGCACCAAACTCTTCAATCTCGCGGGCGATCTCAATATCTGCCTTGTATTCATCACGACCTTTTTCAACCCACGCTAACGGTAACTCAAACACGCGCACGGGATGCCGACCGATACTGCGACGCTCACCTACAGCAACGAAGATGAAACGCGGCTTGATGCCATACAGCGCCTCATATCCGTCACTGTAGAATGGTGCCTGAACGTAATAGCGAAAATTGCGGATGCTGCGCTGAAGGTGATCGATATCGCCTATCTTTTTAACGTCCAGAATTACCGGCCCGAATTGTTCTCGGTCAGGCATACAGTCAGGGCGGCATTTAAAGCGAAGGCCATTTTCAGCCCAGAAGATTGAGTGCTCATTGATGCACTCGCTTTCCAGGTACATGCGAGCTGTTGGGTGCGCCATAATCGAATCACGCATTGCTCCAACAATGTCGTACTCCTTCGCAGTGAGGATGATCCTGCCTGATGATGCCATGCTCTCGCGGAATGATTCCGCATTAGCCTGACCTGCAGATGACTTAATGTTGTATTCCGGCATGCGGATGTACTGCGCCTTGAATACATCAGGCTCAAGTACAGCGCAGTGCAAGTCTGTTCCACGATCAACAGCTTCACTTCCATCTGAATGCGCATTGCGCGCCCACTCGATGAGCGCCTGTGATTTATGGATAAGGTCCAGATCTGATTTTGAATAGGCTTTTACTTTTCGGTATTCAGCATTGGTCAGGGTGCCGGTTATGGATGGCATAATTAGCCACCAATCTTGTCAATGATGTACATAAAAGGCCAGCCAATAACTGCTACCATTAAGCATATAAACCATAATGCTGATATCAACATGCCAAACCACAAATCAACCCAATAATTGGCCCAAACTGACCAGTGGTTAATTTTTCCCATCTCTTTGATATGAAATTATTCATCTCATTTCCTCATCTCATCACGATGTAACATCACCAAATGCTGCTTGACTGGCGAAGCACCATCAAAAACAAACACCACCGAACCCATATTATTATTGCGAACCGGCAGACCAGTTTCACTGCTGATAAATGCGATGCGTCCTGTGATTAAGTGGCATTCGCTGCAATGCGCCATAGCTTTTGCGAACCATGTTACTGATGTTGCAGCGGGAAGCAACATGACCACTTGCCGACTTGAACCATCTGATGTCTGCTCAATGGCTTTATCAACTCATGCAGCCGTGTTTGAATAGGGTGGGTTGCACCACGCAGATATACCCCATTGTTTAGTTAGAGCGTTATGATCTTCAGTGAAATAACATTTAGCCAGCGCATTACTTTATGATGCCGCTACGTCATGAGAGAAGTTAAAGCGCGCATCATAGTATTTGAAAATATATGGAGGAGTTTGCCATAGATCTCTCTGTGGCTCCGGCGTATTGCTGTCGTGATAACCGGCTGTCATTTATTTTCCCCATTCAACTCTTCTGCAATCAACGTCGCGTAACCTGCGATATCCTTCCAGTTATCGTCGTAATTTGGATCGCCATTCAGCACGCGGCCAATTTTATGCTGAATCATATCCAGCGCTTCTTTCTGGCTATCGCCGAGTCTTTCCCAACCATCAGTAGAATGCATTACTGATTTCAAGTTGCGCATGATGATTGCACCATCTGAAAACTTGCCATATCGACTTCCGCGCTCAGCAATAAGAACCTGGACTTTCATTTCTCACCTCCCATCAACTTCACAATCGCTTCGCAGTCTTCGCGAGTTGCTTTTTCGGTGACGCGCATGAGTTCGCTTACGGTTGGGGTTTTGAATTTACGGTAACCCGCTAAAGTTATTGCATCGATAAATTCATATGGCTGATACCCATTTAGCATTGATTTTTCCAACGCTTCAAGCTGAGAAAAAGCCTCATCCCTTGCCACATCCTCAGGCGAGCGGATAGGTCGGAATTCTGGTGGATTAATTTCTGCGTTATATTCCATTTTGTCTTCGTGGCATAACCAAAATACTCTGTGACTACCAACACAAAGTATGGTTCCAACACCCCAACTTCCATCTTCTGCTTTAAATTCACAAATGCACCCAACCGGAGGCAATCCATCCTCACCCCACTCAGTAGTCAACTGCTGGTTTACAACTGGCTCGGTGATTGGCCGGCGCTCGGCTTTAATGTAATTACGGTGCCCATAAATTCCTGCCCATATGTCAGGCGAACCATTCATCCAACGGGCAAGCATTTTATTTTCATTTGGATTAAGCCAGTAAGAAAAAGACTCGCTTCCCTTATCATTCCAAACGCACTCGGTAGCCCACTCCGGCGCACCCTCAAAATCCTTCTCACTGCCTTTGATAATTTCGTATTTCATTTGGTTTCTCCTAATGCTTTGGCGATGGCAGCTTCAGCGCGACGAATGGTCGATTCAGGCCGAGCTGCGCCGCAAGTAAAGCAAATCTCTCTTAACGCACCAAGAGTCAATTGCAGCTCTTCCAGCAAATCAGGAGCCGCTGCCATTAGTTTTGCGTTACTTTCGCAAATATCTTTTATGAAGTTAGGGTGTGGGTAAACGTTACCATGCCCAACCCATGCTAAGGAAAAACCACCTACTGATATAT